CCGGCGACCATCCTAAATACTACTTCGATAGCTGTAGGCGCAACTCTAGGGGTGGCCCTAGTGGGCCAACCTCTCCAGCAGTACTTAATGAAGGTTGTGAAGCCTCTTGCGAAGAAAGTGACGAAGATTGTTCTAAAGAAGATTCTGAAGAAACCTGAGAAGATTCTGTCGGTTCGAGAACGGATGATTGATCAGAGGAAGAATCGAAAGTAATAGGATCGATTGAATGACTGTGATTTAATAACACTCCTGGCGGCGAAGTTAACAAAACGTCCTCACATATAACTTTGTATTTGCTGGTCGGATCCCACACTATGCCCTCCTTCGCTAAGGTTCCACAATGCTTCAATCTTGAAATTTCATAGTCAAGTACCCTTAAATTTAATTGTGCTTTCCTGAGGGCTATCTCGGTGGCAGCAGCGTCCTTACAAAGAGACATCATCTCCTTATCTAGTGGTCGACTCCATTGAGCCGTTACACCAAGGTTTAGGGAGTAGTTATCCTTCTGCAAGGTTTGCACTGTCTTATACCATAAGATATCTCCGGGGTTATCTGGAGCACCATCTCCATCAATATCTCGAACGTCGTATACCGGATCTTCGTAGGTTTCAAAAAATGGCTCTTTAATATTCGCAGAGCGTCCAACATAAGGAGATATTGTTAATGTTTCTGATTGGCATACCACACCATTGGTAAAAGCAGACTGCATGAAGTTTCCTGTTAGGACTTGGTATGCATTGACATTCGCTTGACCGGAAGAATTAGCCACCGGATTAGAGGTAGCAGATATTCCTCCCACGTCACTTGCCTTGACAATCGGACAAAAAGGAAATAGCATTAAAATGCTAAGAACCCTTGGTATCACTGAGAAAATACGGAAACCGATTCTATCGTTGTGTCCGTTTCTATGGTTCTCGTTATGGTTGTGCGATTCTGAAGTCCGGGTCCGGAGTAACTGGATTGAAATTGGAATGAACCCCCTGGTTGAGTCAGTGTCCAGTTCGGTTTGTTTTGAACGTCGAGACCTGTCCATTTAGTCGTTATTCCTGACGCAGCGGTTGTATTTGTATTGATTATGGCAGATGGTTCAATAGATGCACCATCTAAAGATATCCCTGTGCCACTTACCGTGTATTGCCAACCGGTCGCATAGTCTTCTGAGACTATCGACTCAGATATCACAGATCGCGACGTCGTTGTTTGAGTGAGTTGTCCGGACGAGAAGTTCGGGACGACGGGAACCGCACCTACAGGTGTGACAAATGCAACCGCCGCAATTACTGCATACTTGAATGTCGATGTTACGCCAGCAATTGGGGCAGCCAGTCTCCCTAATACATGAGTAGACATATGACATCTACTTCACATTCAGAGTAGATATAAATTGTCCAATAGCTGTAGTACCGGCTCCACCTGCTACGAGTGACGTAACTGTTCCACCAGATAAACTTGAGACTCCACCAGCCAACGTACCTTTAGTACCTCCGGCAAACGTGGTAGTGCTTCCGAAAGCCGGAATGGACTGTACCTGACCGGTTGTGGTTGACACAGTTGAACCGGCATTAATTGCAGGTATGGCGTCTCCTTGGAGCCAACTTTCTGAAAAACTAAATTGATTTCCGGAGACATTTAAATCGTATGTACCGGCTTTCATTGTCGGTGCGGCAGTAGCTGATCCTGCTGTTAAGCCTCCAAAAACGTCGCTATTACCAGTACCAACTTTTATATTTGTACCAGAAACGCTATATGTGCTTGGCACCCTGGCTGCAACTGATGAGGCACCATCTACGGTTAATTGAACCGAAGAACTCAGACTATGTGTGATGTCTGCAAAAGCAGGTGCTGCAAGGGATGTAAACAACAGCGCTGGTAAAACTATGCGCTTCATGGGAAAAATTTAGACGTCTCTACTTATAGTAGGTAATTATTTTTTACTACAGATTTTTTCCTTTTGCCAATGTTGCATGCGATACTGTTGCCTAATAATTTCTTGACAATGGGGGCAATCGCAACCCCTGTAAATCAAGGGTTCACTTTTTAATTCTTTGACCGCTGTGCCCATGAGCAATACCTAACTCGTGCATTTTGGCATGTTCATCAATGGGATCTCTTAAATCTTTAGATCCACTTCCAAGAGTTAAATAAACTCCATAACTTATAGCCCCTAAAAGGATGGTAACTAAGCTACCAATCACAAAAACTAATTGAGGGTCTACCGTCTTTTCGATCATAAATATGCTTTAGATATATTCGTAGCAAACCCTATTAAGGTTACTCCCGCTGCTAGTACGGCTGCAGCACCTATGACCCACTTCTCTACTACTTTGAGGCGTTCACGTAACTCCTCTTGCTTCTCTTCCAATCTTTCGATTTTAAGAGCCTGAACCGTCAGCTTCGTTTCCTGTGCAGCATCTGAAGCATTTACATGTGAAGGATTGTCGCAAGTCATGATTTCTTAGAAGAGTCAACAATATCTGCTCCTAGTATCTTAATCGGAGTCTCTACACGAATTGTTTGGAAGCCACCTCCTTGATTTGACATTAAAGCCAACATTTCTTTCTTACTTAATGGCTTGTCTTCTGGATTCACATCATACGTTCCATCGCCTTTCTTTTTAGCACTCTTCTCCAGGCCAAAACTTGCAAGCGACGAAGCCAGGAGAGATGCCGGAAAAGTTATATCCTGTTTTTCCCCTGACGTTAGTCCAGGAATCTTTGGCAAATAATTTAAGGTCACTAATGCCCCGGACCAAAAAACTACTAAAAGCCTGACTGCAACTGAGATATACTCGAATTGCTCTTCTTTATCGTCTATCTTCTCCTTGATTTTCTGAAAGATACTCTTCTTCTTTTCTTCCTGTTTTGGAATTTCCTGAGCTGCCTGAGTAGCCATTTCATATTCTTAATCTACATTAATAGTAGACGTTTTAAGTTGGATAGTAGGCGGGTACCAATGTACCTCTATCGTCGTCATCATCATCGTCTTCGTTATCGCGTCTTAAATCATAACCTAATGCATATGTCACGATAGCGACAGCAATAAGAGGCATGAAAGGGAATAAGAAAGCTAATTGAAGCGTCGCCGGATCAGCTAGTTCGTTCATGAATTTTTTGTTCTGCTTTGAGAGCTTTTTTGAGAATTTTGCGTGCTTGTTCACGAGTCACGCATTTTTCCGCCTTTTTGTTAAGACGTATAAGTTTTTGATGTTGTTTCTTAATGTTAGGCTTTTCTGTTTTCGTACTGATTCGCATTAACCAACTCTCCTGCACCATAAAGTCCAAGCAAGGCTCCTAATGTACCACCTCCATACAAAGCAGCTTTTCTATAGCGACCCATAATTGGAGGTCTCATTTGCTTAGCCTTGTCTAAAGCCTGAGCTATATCATCAGCTTTAGCCATTGTTACAGATGGATCAGCCACCCCAGGAACATTACCAATGCTCCTCTTCATTAATTCAGCTTCCTGTTCAGGAGTCATTGCTCTTCGCTGAGCATAAATTTGAGCCTCTTCAGCTTGTGAAGCTTGCTGAACTTCTGCTAAAGCTGCTAGTTGTTCAGGACTTAACTTATAAACACTATCTGGTGCTGCCCCAAGATCTCCCTGTAATTCTTTTACAACCGCGTTATAAACTTCACCTTGCAAAGTTTGTGGACTTATGTTTCTTTCTTTTAATCTTTCTTTTCTAAGACCTTCTTTCATTCGATATGATTCACCGTAATCATCTCTTGCTCTGCTTGGATTCACATACTCTTCTTCTGGCGTAGCCATCTCACGTAACTCTTGAGCTAATATCTCCCTGCCAGTTTCACCACCTATACCACCTTCTGTCGGCTTGCTGTATACAGGTTGAGATGACACTTCTGAATTAGTTGACTCAGGAGCATTTAATGCAGAAGATGGCGGCTTATTAATTAACTCGTCAGCATCATATCCTTGCTGAGTTAACCTTTGTCTGATTTCTCCTTCTCCTACGTTGTCAATAGCTGCTTGAACAAATGCTTCTTCTCCTTGAGTAGAGAGCAACACATTTCGAACAACACTTTTAGCTGCTCCATCACCTGCTTTAGCGAGGATAACAATGTCATTGAAAGCTCTTTTAGCAGCTTCATCTCCTGCTATTAATCCAACTTTCAGCAAGCCCAAAGAACCAGCTAGTCCTTTACGACCAGACATTGCCCAATCGTCTGCAGCTCTTAAGACTCGATCAATACCACTGTTGGGATCCATTAAAAACCACCACCGAGATAGCTCTTAGGGAATATTCTCTCATCAATGCCAAGACGTGCCTCCCTAGCTCTCCTCCTTTGCTCATTAAACTGAGCCTCTTGCTGTTGCATTAATGCGTTCTTCGATGCATATTCTGCTAGAGTTTCAATTTGTTCTCCTGCCATCCCGCTACCTGCAGCGTTGGGATCAAAGCCGTAAGGTATTACTGGGATTTTTTGTATATTTGGATTCAATATTCCATCTACTGCCTCTGCTGCGTCTAATTCGTCCTGAATAGCTTTTAATTCTGATCCTGAAGGTCCACCAAAGCCAGTGCCGAAAGGCTCATTACTTGCTTCTCTTGCATTCGTTAATCCTTCTAATGTAACATTACCTTCTGGAGTTAAATTTGGATTGTTGTGATGAGCTAAAAGTTGAATACCTTGATCATCCTCAGTTAAGGCTGTACCTCCCAATATACCTTCTACATCCTCTGCAAAAGCATTAGGATCACCAGTAAGTTTGCTTGATAACCAAGCCGCTAAAGCCTGTTGATCTTCCTCCGTATTACCGAAGCCTCCTGCAGCTAATCTCAAGGGTCTAACAGATTACGTTCATTCCCTATTGTAGTAGGTATTATGACATAACTCGTCTACTATCGAGGTACAAACAAGTTATCAGAGAAAAAGAATCCTTTCTTATCTTTAAAGCGCTCTAATGGTGATTGATACTTATCTTCTGAAGGTAAATAATTAAACCAACCAGTTGCAATATATTTTGTTTCAGTAGGGCTAACAATGCCACGATGAGTATAAGTCCAATCCACAGGCCATATAACAGTTAAACCTTTTTGTGCTTTAAGTTTTAAATTCTGATTATGCCATTCTGTTCCTCCTCCATCATGGACATCATTTAAATAAGTCATCCATGTTAAGTGACGAGTTACTGTTGTTGCATTCATAGAAGACCTCTCACAATGCCACCTGCGAAAACCTTCATTTGGTTTGTATTTTTGAATATTAAACATTTCATATCCTCCATTTCCCCATGGCTGATGACTTAATTCGCAATCAGGAAATTTATGACAATAATCATCCAGAACTTGATTTAATTGTTTGTTAAAAATTGCAACCCTTTCATCTTTAACATAATATGGCACCCCTAAATCAATCGATTGCTTGCCTGATTTGTCTAAGGCATCATGGCTATTTTGACCGGCCAGCCTCCCCTCTCTTTTGTGACAGAGCCAATACGTTTCCTCGCTGCAAGGAATCCGATGAATACCTAAAGGAAATTCTTCAAAATATTCAATTAATCCATC